GAGCAGGATATGCAGGACATTCTCGGAAATCCACAGGGCGCTGACAAGATGGTGTCGGGCGTATCTGGCAAAGCGGTTGAGATGATCCAGACCCGCGTGGATATGCAGACGTTTATCTACATGAGCAACTTTGCCAAGGGTATGAAGCGATGTGGTGAGATATGGTTGAGCATGGCAAAAGAAATCTACACCGAGGACAAGCGCAAGATGAAAACGATTGCGCCGACTGGTGAGGCTGGCATGGTCGAGTTGATGCAGCCGATGATCGACCAAGAGACCGGCGCAATGAAAATGGCGAATGACCTGAGCGATGCCACCTTTGACGTTGTGTCGCAAGTCGGCCCATCGTCCAGCAGCAAACGCGCAGCAACTGTCAGGGCGCTTACCGGGATGCTCCAGATCACCCAAGACCCTGAAACGCAACAAGTCCTGACCGCGATGGCAATGATGAACATGGAGGGCGAAGGCGTACAGGATGCAAATGCCTACTTCCGCAAGAAACTACTTCGAATGGGTGTCGTAAAGCCAACGGACGACGAAGCGCAAGAACTCATGGCAGAGATGCAGGGCCAGCCGCAAGACCCGAATTCAATCTACCTGCAAGCAGCAGCAGAAGAAGCAACTGCAAAAGCTGCCCAGGCTCGCGCCAACACTGTGAAAACTGTGGCCGATGCAGAACTGAGCCGAGCCAAGACGGTCGAAACACTGAGCAACGTAGACATTGATACGCAAGATCACGCACTGAAACTAGCAGAGCAAATCGGTATCCAGCAGACAGCGGCAACCACGCAGCCGGTTTAATGCGTGAGTTTGAAGGGTGAAAATGGAAGATGAAATCGAGGAAATCAGCGAAATCGTTGACGAGGTTGAGGAAGAGGTAATTGTTACTATTGGCGAAGAAGAGCCGCAGCAGCAAGAAGAACCAGCCCATGCTCCTGAATGGGTGCGTGAACTTCGCAAGACGAACAGAGAACTACAAAGACAGAATCGTGAGCTACAAGGCAGGCTACAGGCCGCACCATCGGAGATAAAACCAGTGGTGATAGGCAATAAGCCAAAGCTGGAGGATCACGACTACGATGCTGAGAAATACGAGGACGCACTAAGTAGCTGGTTTGAGCGCAAGCGCAAAAACGATGACGTTAATGCCCAGCAAGATGCCGAGGTGCAGAACCAAAATCGCGCCTGGCAGTCTAAGCTGGACAGCTACACCAAGGCAAAAGCAGAACTGCGCGTCAAAGACTATGAGGATGCCGAGGCGGTAGCACAGGAACTATTCAGCGTTACCCAACAAGGAGTAATGCTGCAAGGTGCTGATAATCCTGCGCTGGTTATCTATGCGCTCGGCAGGAACCCAAAGAAGGCCAAAGAACTGGCAGAAATCAAAGACCCGGTGAAGTTTGCCTTTGCCGTTGCTAAACTGGAGAAAGATATGAAAGTTACCAATCGAAAGCAAGCACCAGCACCTGAACGTGTCGTTACAGGGACTGCCCGATCATCTGGCGCGGTGGATTCACAACTCGAACGACTGAGGGAAGAAGCAGCCCGAACTGGTAATATGACCAAGGTCATTGCATACAAGCGCCAGAAAAAGGCATAATGCGCTAAACGGGTATCGCTAGCCCAATAAAATAGCAGTTGAATGGCCCCCGCCAGCCCATTGGTGAGTAAGGAAGTGGCAGAAATGCCGTGTTTTTTATTCAATCAATGGAGTTTTTATGAGCAATTCATTCAGCAAGGAAGAGCGCGTAGCGTTCGAGGATATTCTCGAAGGCTTTAACGACGCTCTGGTTCTGTCCCGCAACGTATCTGTCTACAACACTGACGGTTCGATGATGGAACGAACCAACAACGTCATTTATCGTCCGCAGCCCTACATCGCACAAAGTTACGATGGCATGGACCAGACGAACAATTTCACCGCATATACGCAGCTTTCAGTTCCTGCAACGCTCGGCTTTCAGAAGTCTGTGCCGTTCATCTTGGACGCATTGGAATTGCGTGATGCTCTGCAAGAAGGTCGCCTGGGCGAAGCTGCAAAGCAAAAACTCGCAAGCGATATCAACATCGCCATCATGAATGCTGCGGCAAACCTCGGTTCGCTGGTGGTAACTGTCAGCACTGCCGCTGGTGATTACGATGATGTGGCTCTGTGCGATAGCATCATGAACGAGCAGGGCGTACAAGCCTTTGATCGTTACTTGGCACTGTCCAGCCGCGACTACAACGGCATTGCAGGCAATATTGCTGGTGGTGGTGGTGGTGCATCGGTATCGCGTAGTTTCGCAGGGAACAAATCAAACACTGCGTTCGAGCGTTCTTTTGTCGGCATGGTTGCAGGCTTTGAAACCTACAAACTGGACTACGCAAATCGTATTGCAGCGGCAACTGGTTCTGATCCAACGATGAGCACTTTAGCTGCGGCAAACAACTACTACGTGCCGGTTGCTACCTCGACTGCGGTGACTGGTGAGACTGCCAACGTGGACAATCGTTTCCAAACGATTACCGTGTCCAGCACCACCGACCTTCCCGCGGGAACTGCAATTGAGATCGAAGGCGTTGAGGCTGTGCATCACATCACGAAACAAGGCACTGGATTCTCCAAGACTTTTCGCGTTGTGAGCGTGACCAATTCGACCACTTGCGTTATCACGCCTCCAATCATTTCCGCACAGGGTGGGACTGATGCCGAGTTGCAGTATCAAAACGTGATCGTGACTGCTGCATCTGGCCGCACCATCAATCGCCTGAATGTGGATGCTGCGCCAATCAACTGCTTCTGGCAGAAAGATGCGTTGGAGATTCTCCCTGGCCGTTACGCTGTCCCGTCTGATGCTGGTGTTGCAGTAATGCGCGCCTCCACCGATCAGGGCATCGAGCTGGTCATGCAGAAGCAGTACGATGTGAACACGATGAAAACCAAGTATCGTCTCGATACCCTGTTTGGCGTGGTCAACAAGCAGCCAGAAATGTCCGGCATTCTGTTGTTCAACCAAACTCCTTAAGGAAAAATCATGAGTTACAACGTAGTTTTTGCACAGGGTACGGTTACCGTTACTGTGCCGTCTGGCGAAAAAATCGCCGTTCAAGCCTATTCGTCGGCAAGCGTGTTTCAGGAAGTTGGTTATCCCAACTTTCCAGAATCGCAAGACTTGTTGACCGTAGTCGAAAACACCACCTATGTATCAGGCGCATTCACCAATGCAACCAGCGTGACTATTCAGGCAGGCGCATCTGGTGCGTACTATTCGGTGGGCGTTGCTCCTGACATCAGTAACAATGGCAACTGGCAACCTCAGGGTGCGCCAGCCAACATAGCTGATGGCGGCTCGATGGTGGCAACTGCTGCCAACGTGTTGACAGGCATCATCACTGCTACTCCAACTTCAGCCCGTGACATTCAATTGCCAACAGGTGCAAACCTTGATTTGGCAACTGAGTGGGCAATCGGTGATTCGTTTGACTTCAGCGTCATCACTTTAGCTGCATTTGCTTTAACCATCACGGTTAACACAGGTGTGACCATTGTTGGCTCTGCTGCAACTGCTGCAACGTCTGGTGCATCCGCACGTTTCCGTGTTCGCAAGACTGCGGCAGACACGTTTGTTGTTTATCGTATCGGCGGTTAAACCCTGACAGGCCAGCAGAGATGTTGGCCTGTTTAACTTTTGGAGAACACTATGATGGGTAAAAAGATGGGCGACATGATGTCCAAGATGGTCAAAAAGGAAATGAAAGCAGGCAAGCCTCAAAAGCAAGCCGTGGCAATGGCGTATGGAATGACCAAATCTGCAAAGCCAGCAGCAAAAAAGACCATGAAGAAATGATCAAGTCAGCCGCAATCGTCAAAACCAAGGCTCTTGCTCCGTGGAAAGAGTTGCGGCTGCAAAAGCGAAAACTGAAAAAGTCACAGGCAGTAGAGCGCAAAGCAACCAAGCAAGTTCGCCCATCGCCAATCGGAAGGCGCGTTCGTATTGAAGTTGTGGAAGTGCCTAAAGTCATTGAAACGCCTGAAGTCATTGAAGAGCCAATCAAAGACGACAGCCCACCGACTCGCGCTGAAATGTTGCAGCAGGCCGAAGCGATCGGGCTAAAAGTAGATAAGCGGTGGTCAGATGCAACGCTGGTGAAACACATCGAGGAACTGCAATGGGCTACACCAAACGACAATTCATAAGCGCCGCCTTTGAAGAAATCGGGCTCGCGTCTTATGTTTTTGATCTTGCACCAGAGCAATTGCAATCAGCACTACGCCGCCTCGATGCAATGATGGCGGACTGGAACGCCAAGGGCATCCGTCTTGGCTATCCACTTCCATCGAGTCCACAGGACAGCAGCCTGGACGAGGAAACCCTAGTTCCTGATTCGGCCTATGAAGCAATCATTTGTAGTCTAGGCATCAGGCTGGCGCCAAGTTTCGGCAAGACGGTGATGATCGAGACCAAGACCACTGCAAAGCAGGGTTACGACATTCTGTTGCAAAGGGCCACATTCCCGCTTGAGCAGCAACTGCCAGGCACCATGCCGGCTGGCGCTGGTAACAAGCCGTGGAGGGTTTACGATAACCCGTATGTACGGCCACCCTATTACCCGGTTACTGCTGGCCCTGATGGGCCGCTTGAGTATTAATAAGGACAATCATGCCAACGATCAACCAGTTACCCGTACTCAGCACGATTTCCAGCGGCGATCAGCTACCCGTCTATTCGCCGAACAACGGGGATGCGAGGCGCACATCTATCGGCAGTTTGCTGACTTTCTTTCAGCAGAGTTTTGCATCGCCTACTTTGGCGGTTAATCTCTATGTGCCGGGCAGTGGTTTCAACATTACCGTACCGACTCCTGTCAGCAATGACCAGTGGATGCTATTGCAACCCGCTGGAACGCTGGCAACTGGCACGATCACCCTACCGTTGAACACTGGTGTGCCTGATGGCACTTCGGTACTGATTACGACCACGCAGGAAATCACCTCATTGACTATC